CCGCCGTATTGGCGGCATCGGACGAATCGACTTCGATCTGGTCATACGCCGTGCGCCAGGCTTCCGCCGTGCGCCGCGATTCCTGCATGCTCTGGAGTTCGACGGCTTGGTCATGGACCTTGGTAAATTCATCCGAGCCTTCTTCCAGCTTGATGCCTTGCTCCCGGAGCGCGTTGCGCTGCTGCAAGAAAATAATCTCCGCCTCCCGATCTTCCCGCCGCATGCTGGTATCCCGATACATCTGCGCTTCTTGGTCCAGCGTGAGAATTTGCTTTTCCATTTCGGCGGTGATTTGCGTAATCGCCAATTTCCGCTCCGTATTCATTTCGTTCGTGACCATCGCCCGCGCCTTTTCCATATCAAACAGCTTTTGGTTCGCCGTGGCTTCCCGGTCCAAATCGTGCATGCGCGTCTCGAACGATTTCCGCTTGGAGCCGATCACATCGAAGCCCGTCCCGGACTGCGGCACGCCACTCAGTCCGGCAGTATCGCGCGTCTGGTCTTCCATTTCCTTGATGCGGCGTTCGCTCGCCTTGCGTTGTTCGTTCTCGTAGGTCCACTGGCTGGTGAGTTCCCGCGCCGCCGATTGTTGAACGAACCAGGCCCGGATGCGTTCGGCTGATTCGCCGACGATCTTGTTGCCCTTGGCCAATTCGGCGTTGAGAAAGGCTTCCGCATCCGTGACCGCCTGGACTTTGGCCGGGTTGTAGAGCACGTCACGCTTGACGATTTCCTCGTCCGTAATCCGCTTGGTATCGAGGCGCACGACGTTGGCCGCGAGTGAGGCTTCGACCGTCGCCTTCGCTTGTTCGGATTCCATTTCCGCTTGGTGCCGTGCCGATTCGGCCACTTCGTCCAACGTGACTTTGGCTTTCTGCGCCGCCAGGCGCGAGGCCGTCATGCGGTCTTCGAGGGAGACTTGGCCTTTGACCTGCACCTCCAGCAATTGTTCCGTCGTCAGGCCCACTTTGTTCATCTCGGCCCGGTTCGTCGCCAGCATCTCGTTGACCTTGCCCAACGAGTCCAACTTGCGGTCGTTTTCAAACGTCCACTCTGCCGTCTGCTGGATGGCCTCGCCCTGAATTTCAAACTCCCGCATCCAGGCTTCCGCCTGTTCCTTGCTCAACTCCAGGCCCTTCATCATCATGGCGTGAACGGCTTCGAGGCCCTTGGCGCGCGCATCGCTCTGAGACGGCAGCGCGCCCGCGCGCTTCATGGATTCCGACAACTGGACTTCGCGCGTCTGTTTTTGCAGTTCGATAAACTGCGCCTTGATCTTGCGCTGGTCCGCATCTTCTTTGCCGCCCACGCCGCCGATCCCGGTTGCCCCTGCGGCGCGTTCGCCTTTGGCGGTGGCTTCCGCCTTGGCGCGGTTGGCATAGAACTCGTCCGCCAACTTATTGACTTTGTCGAAATACTCGCGCACCGATTCCACCGAGGTTTTCGTATCCGCGCCGGTGTTCGGTAAGCCGAACATGCTGGCGTCGAACGTCGCTCCGGCATTCGGTCCCATCTTGCCCATCGCGGCCACGGTATCGAAAAACTCTTTACCTGCCGCCGTGTCTTTGAGCTTGTCGAGTTTTTCTCCGATATAATCGACGAGCGCCATCGTGCTCAGCAGAATGATCTTCCCCTTCGTCCCGAGCAGCATCAGCGTAATGATGCCCGCCGTTTGCAATTCCGGCGGCATGGCGTTGAAGGCTTTCAGCAGCCGTTCCATCAGGCCGAAGACGAGCGTGCCAATCGGCGTCAACAAATCCTTCAAGGCCGCCAGGTCCAGGGCGATGGTTTCGATCATCTTGCGCAGCACATCGGCGGTTCGCTTGCCCGCTTCTTTGATACCGCCTTCGTCAAACGAATCGACGAACGTCTTGAACATGGCCGCGAGATAATCGTTCAAGCCGCCGAGCATGATGGACGCCTGAAATTCTTCCCACACGTCGATCAGTCGCCGGAATTGGAAATCGACCGAATCGCCCATCTGCTTCGAGGCGTCGGGGAATTTTCCGAGCAGGGCAAAGATGCCGTTGCGAATCGCCGTATCCGCTTTGTTTGCGGAGACGACCATGTTGTTGTAGATCAACTCGACCTTGCCGGTCCCCAAGTCCACCAACTCGATGCCGATGCTGCGCAGGGCGCGTTCATTGCCGGAGAGCGCCGCCATCGTCAGTTGGTTGATGTCCTGGTTGGTCGCGAGCGCCGCATTCGCTAGCGACTTCAACGCCGCTTCGGTGTTGGGAATGTTGTTGGACGCCAGCACGCGGAAGGCTTCGCCCATCGCAATCGGGGACTGCGCGAACTGGTTCGCCATCTGGCGCAGATTATTCATCTGGACCGTCGCCTGCCCGCTGGACGTGGTGACGGTCCGCAGGCCACGTTCCATGCGGTCCAGGCCGCGTCCGGTTTCCAAGAGTGACGCGGCGACGCTGGCGAAACTCAGGCCCAGGATCGCGGACTGCAAACTGAAGAGGGTATTCTTAATCGACGTGAACTTGGAGGCCATCGTATTGGTCGCCGTCGTCGCGTGCTCGCCAATACTCTTGAGCGCCGCATTGACCTGGGCAGCCCCGCTCGTCGCGCCTTTCGGATCAATGATGATGTCCAGGGTACTTTCGGCCACCTTACGGTCCTTTCGGCGGTTGGGACACGGTTCGGGTTTTCTGCTTGGACAGCAACGCCAAGAAACCGGTATCGAGACGCCGGATCACGCGCAGGAACTGCATGCGGTCGTCGGGGGGGAAACTCGCGAGACGGCAAAACGCATCCATTTCACTGACGGTGATCGGCAGCGGCCCGCTCCAACCCATTGGCCGCGACTGGCTCAAGGTTTCAAACGCGTCATACCACGGCAGGGCGGCGTCACAAATGTCCGGGCGGGACCGCATCACTGCCGAGTCTGGCCCCAAGGATTCGTAGAACGCGAGGTCTTTGCCGTAGGCCAGATTCCATTCAAAAACCTCTAGGAGTTTTTTTGGACTAGCTCCTCTTGCACGGCCTTGAACACTTCCGTTTCGTTCATAAGCGCGAGCAACCGTTCTTTCAGACGGACCCACTGCGGGTTGTTCCACACCTCCAGAACCTTCTGCTTGGAAAACGGCCACACCTGCCCCTGGACGGTCCAGTTGCGCCAGTTCAGAATGACGCACTCGGCAATGGCTTCGCCCATCAGCTTGTCCTGCGTCTCGGGATCAATGTCCGCCCCACGCCGCATGTAGTGCGGGCGCATTTTCTTTTGCAGGAAATGGCGGTACTTCGGACTGTCGGTCCCCGCAATCAATACGGCGGTCTTGTCGCCGATCTCGTCCTCGGACACGACGTAATCCTTAGTCGCCGATTCGATGACGTGCCAGACGCCGTCGATCAACCGCTTTTCGTCAACCGCAAATTCCTCGTACAAATCCATGACACTCCTTTAGGTCAACAAGTCCACCTGCATCATCGTGGTGAACGTCGAATCCTTTTTGGCCGTGAAGTCCAGCGATACCATCACGTCCTGATTCAACCCAGCCCCGGCGGGGCTTGCCTTCGTAAACTTGAGGGACGAAATCGTGATGATCGTACGGTCATCTTCCGGGCTGTCGATTTCGAGCACGAGCGAACTGTCTTCGTGCGAGAGGAATTTGTTGTACAGCGTCAGGTCTTCAAAGTACGCATCGACCGTTCCAGTAATCTCGAACGATCCGAGGTTGACGCCGATGGGAAACTTGTTGCCGATGGCGGGCAGCGACCGGGGATTGGCATTCAGGTTGAATTTCACGCTCCGCAGCTTGGTCGTGAGCGCCACGCCGTTCTCTTCAATGCGTCCGATGTTCGAGGTCGCATTCGCAATCGACAAGGACCCTTGCGGCGTGACCGACGACGAGATGGTCGTCCCTGCCGCGAAGGCCCCAGCCCCGACCAGCGAGAACGAGCCGGTCACAATCGCTTCGCTCTCGACGTTCATCGCCCACGCGCCGACGCGCATGCCTCGGAAGGAAATGAACTGCGCAATGTCGAGGAAGCCCTTCTCCATCAGGAATGACCGCTTGGTCGTGCCCGTGCGCGCGGTCTTCATCAGCACCACCGCGCCGTCCGCATCCGCCTGGGCCGTCCCGGTCGCATTATTGACGGTCAGGGTCGTGGAGGTTTTCGCCGTGATCCGAAACACGCCGTTGTTCGCGGCATTGGCACCGCTGATCCGCACATAGGCTCCGACGACGTAGTTATTCCACGTGGCCGCCGGTGCGGTGATGACTTGCTGACCGCCTCCGGCAGAGGCAAAGTCCAGGTTGCCTGCGGCGCCGGTAAAGGTCGCACTCGTGAACGCCGCCGTTCCCAACGCCGCCCCGATAAACGCTTCGTAGTCGCCGAATTTGTATTCGTAGTTGATGTCGCCGCTGGACCCACCGCCGACTTCGATCACGTCATCCGTGAGTCGGTCCGCCCGGACCGTATTCGATTTCACGGTGCGCTTGTCGTACATCAGCGTCTCCGCCGTGTACGGCAATTCGATCATCACGGGTGACGACGGAGTTTCGTTCCACACCGTCTCTTCCTTGTACCGTACTGAGACGCGATTGCTTTCAGACTGTGCCATAGTGATTTCTCCTTTTTAGTGCAGTCGGTCCCGTTTGTACGGAATGACAAGGTTCGTTTGAAACCACCCGCCTTGCACGCCCACCGAGCGTTTCTGCGGGGTGCGCGTCACGATCCACCCGGAGTCGCCGTATTGGAACTGGACGCCGCGAAACAATGTGTCCAACGTATCGCAATAGTTGTCGGCTGCCGTCGCCGGTTGTCCTTCGGGCAAGAGCACCTGCAAGGTGATAACGCCGAAGTACCGATGCAGTTGTGGGGCCGCGCCCAGGCTGATTTGTCGGGCCTCGAACTCCTCAATTTGCAGAGCCACATACGCCGTGTTGGGCGGGGCAAACGGTACCCCACTGGACCAGTAGCGAATGGGGGTCGTGGTCCAGTTGTCGTGGAGACGCGTTTCAATAGCCACCCGTGCGTCGCTCCAATGTCCCATGTCATGTAAACTCCACGGCGTCGATCTCCCGTTGCGCCCGGTCCACGGCGGCGGCAATCCAGCCGGACGGCGCTTGCTTGCTGGACCCGTCCGCCAGCGAAGGGCCGTACGCGAGGTTGTTGGAAATGTAGACCGGGTCTTTGCCCGTCACGTTCTCCGGCGTCAGGGCCGTGAGCCGCGCCAGGCTTTCCTCCGCCGCGCCCCCTGGGCCATTGCGCTCGGGGCCTACTTCCCGATTCGGCGTGCCGATGCCGACAAACCAACTGGCGCGGAAGCGTCCGGTATCGACCGGACTGCCCTTGACCAGATCGCCCATGATGATCAACGCCCCGCGCCGAATGAGTTGGCTCATGACCGCCGGAACGGACGCGCCGAATTTCGAGAGGTCGTATTTGAATTTCCGCACGTCACCCATTGGTCCCTCGCAAATGCAGGTCCCACGTGACTTCGGCGGGGTCTTCGCCCACGTCGATCACCTGCCAGGACGTGCCGTCTTCCACTTCGACGCGGTCGTTCAAGGTCGGCGTAATGGGCAGCGCCGCTTGTCTGATCAAGAGCCGCCGGTCAAAGGCTTTGATCTGCTGCCCGTCTACTTCCATCGCGGTATAGGACCCCAGCACGCCGACAATGGCGTACTCGGTTTCGTTCGGCGTGTAGGTGCCGGTGCTGGGTACGTAGACCGAGTCACCAGTGGCCACATAGGTCAGCGGACGCGGGATGTCGTCAAGCGCCGTAAAGGCTTTGGCGACGGCGTTGCTGATAAGCAACTTCAAGCCCATCAGACCCTCACCAACGGCACCGA